GTGTATCAGGCTCACCTAGTGGTACTATGTTTAAGAAAGGTGACTACATACAGTTAGATAATAATTACAGATACCCATATACAGTTACAGCAGATGTTACATACAGCGGTACTAGTGTCACGGTGCCTATAAACAGAGGTTTCCTAGACCAAACAGGATATACTGTAAGCGGTAAAGGAATTAAAGTAGGCAAAGATATCACGTGGCGTGTTAAAGCACTTACTAATCCCACATACAGTATTATACCGCATGATAGAATAAGTTTTAATGGTGATTTCCAATTGGTAGAGGTTGTTACATAATGACTACTACTATAACTGCTGTACAAGGCAATAACATTGCTCCAATAACATTGATTGACTTAGATCTTAATGGTACAGTATACTATATAAGCAGTAATTATAAAGCAATAACACATAACTCTAACAGTTATACAGAACTAGGTGCTTTCTTAAACATAACTGAAATGCGTGATGAATTACGCCACAGTGAGGGAGATCTATCAATTACATTAAGTGGTATCCCCAGTGAAGCAAACTATCTACAAAAAGTCATGACAGAACCTGTAAAAGGCGGCAATGTTACAATCTATAGAGGATTTGTAGATGCTGAAACACAAGAACTAATAGCAGGACAAGTATTTACAAGATTTAAAGGTGTAATAACTAATTTTGTTATTGATGAATCACTTAACTTCTTAACGCATGAGAACGATTATGCTGTTACTGTTACAGTAGCAGGTTTAACAAGTGTGTTAAACAACATGTTAAGAGGACAAAAAACAAATCCAGATGAACGCAAAAGGCGTTATCCAAATGATAAAAGTTTTGATAGGATACCTATTCTATTCAATACTACATTCGACTTTGGTAAAGAATACACTGGTGGTGGCGGAGGCTATGGTGGTGGCGGTGGAGGCGGTGGCCGTGGTGGCGGTGGCCGTGGACGAGAACAACAAAGATAAAAGGATATATAGATATGATAAAACAAGCAGATATAAAAGATTTCAAAAACATTAAGAAAATGTTTATTAACTTCGCCAATAGTGCGCCAGTTGATTACTTACACAATCCAAAGTACGATGATGATTATATAGATCAGATATTTTATGGTATTGTAAAAAAAGGTGTATTATTGTACGCAGAGCAACAAGGTAAACCAGCAGGTTTCTTTATTGCTGTACCAACACCTGATTTATGGTTACCACATGTACCTCCAGTGTTGCGTGAAGCGGCATGGTGGGTAGAACCAGAATTTAGAGATGGTACAATAGGCGGTAAACTATTCATGAAGTATCAACAAATAGCAAAGGATTGGAAAGACAAAGGATTAATAACAGGTCATACAATGACACTTATGGAGCAATCTCCAGATATAAAACTAGACAAATATGGCTATAAGCCAATAGAAACAATTTATTACGCGGAATAAGATATGGCAGTATTTTCAGCAATAGCAAGTGCGATAGTAGGTAGCATATTTACAGCAGGAACTATACTTGGTTCTACATTGTTATATGCGGCGGCTGTAGGCGTAGTTGCGGCAGGATTAGGATTTGCTACAGCAAAATTATTAGGTGTGTTTGACCCACCTGACTTAGGGCCAGACCCAGGCGTTAAGATACAAGTAGCACCAAGCACAGACAACAAGATAGGTGTGGCTTTTGGACGCAACTTTATGAGTGGTCCAATAACAGATGTTGCTATAACAAATAGTAATGATACAATGAACTATTGTATTACATTGAGCGAATATCTAGAAGGCGCAACATATACAGTTAATAACATATATTGGGGAGATAGCAGACTTAACTTCAGCGGTGCTAATGTTATAAGTCAATACGATCCTAACGCAACAACAAACACTAATTGGGCAAACAAAATAAGAATGCGTTTATACGCAGGTAGCACAAATTCAGCAGATCAAGTATTTCCAACATCAGGTGCCGTAAACGCCACAACAATGATGAGACATTGGACTAACCCTACAGCATACAGCATGGAAGACTTAGTATTCTTAATGGTAGAAGTAGACTATGATGCTGAAAATGGACTCACAGGACTAGGTGCCTTAAGTGTAGACATGACTGTGAATATTGATAATCCAGGTGAGGTGTTACAAAGATACTTAAACAATAGTACATGGGGAGCAGGACTTGCCAATACATTTATAGATACAACTAGTGTTATAGGCACAGCAAATACAGCCATGAAAGGATATTGCGATGAGCAAATAAGTTTTACAAATAACGCAGGTGCTGGTGCTACAATAGACAGATGGCAAACAAACGGTTACATAAACACTAACAGAGCAGTATTAGAAAACATCGATAGAATATGTAGAAATGCTAATACTTTCTTTACATTTGATGGCAAACAAGGCAAATTTAAAGCAGTTCCTAACAGAGCGTTAAGCAGTACTGAACTAGCAAGTTGCTTTGTGTTAAATGATGATAACATAGTAAGTAAAATAGGTGTACAAAGTACAGAACTTTACAGTTTATTCAATAGTGTGAAAGTAGAGTTTGCTGATCGAAACAGAAAAGATCAAACAAATACTGTGGTAGTTACTACACCAGCAGGAGATAGAAACACAGGTGAACAAGATAATGAACTTAATTTTAGAAGTGAATTGGTAAACAATAATGTACATGCTACTGCTTTGGCAAATATTGATTTAGTACAAAGTAGAAATGGTATGGTTATTCAATTAGATGGTGACTATAGTACATTACAAATAGACGCAGGTGATGTTGTTAAATTAACAAATAGTGTATATGGATTCACAGACAGATTGTTTAGAGTTATGTTGAATAAAGAAAAACTCACACAAGATGGCATGATTACATGCGAATTAACTTTGCTTGAATACAATGCTGATATTTATACAGTACCAGCAGTAACAGAAACGCCTGAAGAAGATGATCCTCTAGATATACCAATTTCACCACCTGCTGATGATACACCACCACCTAATAAGTATCAATTGTTATATCAAAATGTACCAAGTAAAAGTGTAACAGGTACTGGTACTACTTGTAATTCATTAGTATTTAAACAAGGACCAAATGTATATTCAAATGTGCTTGTAACTAGTGGTACAGCAGACTTTACTGTAGGCGACACAGTTATTGTTAGTGGTGGCAACTTAGGTGGCATAGATGGTACACATGATTTATCCTTTACAGTAGATACTGTAAGTTCAGGTTCTATTGTAAATCCTGTAGGTAATATAACAGGTGTAGCAAATGTTTATGATAGAGATGTTTACGGAGGCACTATACCTACATCAGGCTTAGCAGACTTAACAGCAGGCGCACAAATTGAAGATGCTCCAGCAAATAAAACAGACTTGCCTAATGATGATACTGTAGTAGACTTATTTACACCACGCAATCTTGATTATACATTATCTATAGAAGGCATAGAACCAGGAGATTACAGTTTTGTTGCTCAAGGTACTCCTATAGGCGCAATGCCAGGAAGCGGTACAGCAAACTTTTCATTTAGAGCAAATGTAGTCACAACAGATGTACAAGGTGTTAGTTCGTCAACAGAATTTGGCGCAACAGTTAATAATGATACCACAATACCTAAAACAATGACAGCAGTGAAAAAAATAACTATTCCAGCAGATTCTAAGTCAGGTAGTGTTGTTTTGCGTGGCAAGAACACATTAGATACAAATAGTGCGGGACAAAGAGGGTTTGCCAACATGAAATACGACTTAATAAGAATTAATAAAGGTGATATATTCTAATGAAGATTGATAAAGTTATAATTTATAATAATACCACAGGCCATATAGAACAAAATATAAGGATAGCACCTACTAGTCTAGAACTTATGTTAACAGGTAGAAGTTATTTAAGCAGTATGGTATATGATTTAAAAGGCGAAATAAATGATTATTGTGTTAATGTAAGTGTGGATCCACATGTGGTAGAACCATTGCCTGAACCAACAATAGATGTAGTTAAAGAAATTAGAATACAAAGACAAACATTATTAGCAGTATGTGACTGGACTCAAGCACCAGATTCTCCATTATCAGACAGTAAGAAGGCAGAATGGCAAACATATAGACAAACACTTAGAGATATGCCTTTAACATACAACAGTGAAACAGACATAGAAAATGTTGTTTGGCCTACTAGACCAAGTTAAACAGATAAATACATTTTAAATAAAATGCCTATTTTACCTCAGTAACATAGGAATACCCATCAGGAGTAGATTATGAGCGGACGTACCCTTACAGTTAGTCAGTATTTAGGCGGATCTGACAACGTAAAATTTATAGAAAAATTCCCCAGCGAACAAACCACATTCAATTACAACTTTGGCGCAAACATTGCCAATTACGCATTTGAATTAGACGCACAAACCATTGTAGTAGATACACTAGCATACGATAGAATCACAGGCGATCCAAACTTTACAGATTCAAATGTAATTGGACATTTTGCCAACGTTGACATTGGTGCTTCTAATGTTTCTGCTAGAAATAATGCCGCAGGCACAGTTAACATTACTATTCCTTCTCATATCTACACACAAGCATCAAAAATATTACCAGATGCTAGAACTAATATACCAATAACTATATTTTCAGTAGCATGGACAGATTCTGGTCAAACACCAAATACAGTTCAAGCACATAGATGGGCAATCATTGAACGATATAAACCAGGAGATAACGCATTAGGAAATGTACTAACAAGTGCTGGATTTACCAGTTTAACAACTTAGGAGTAACAAATGGCTAATGTAACAGTAACCGTATCTCAACCAAACGTAACAGTTAGCACCGCTAACATATCAAATGTTTCAGTTTCAGAAAGTACAAGTAATGTAGTAGTAAGTAGTGTTGCTACAGTCGCCAATGGCGAAGTAATAACAGGATTATTAAGTGTAACTGACACAGGAGGCGATGGTAGTTTATCATATGCTAGTAACACTGGTGTATTTACATATACAGGTCCTAGCCCAGGAGAAGTAAGAAGTCATTTTTCAAATACATCACCTATAACATTAAGTGCTGGAGTAATTGGCGTTGATAGTGCCGCATTATTCACAGGAAAAACCACAGACGATTTACCACAAGGTACAAGTAATATATACTTTAGTACAAGTGGTGCCGCAGTAAACAGTGATAACGTGCCAGAAGGTTCAAGTAATCAATATTTTACAACATCAAGATTTAACACTAATTTTGCTTCAAAAAGCACATCTGATTTAGCAGAAGGAACAAATTTATACTTTACCACAGCAAGATCAAATAGTGCCACAGAAGCCTATTTGGCAGGCGCTGATATTTCATTAGCAGGATTAACTGTAACAGGAAATGCCAGTGTTGCTAAATTCAATTCAAATATAACCATAACACCCGTAACAGCAGGTGCTAATGGTAATATTGTATTCGAAAACAATGCTACAGGTGTTGGCAGTTTAAATGTTATAGCAAAAGAACGCCCAATTAAATTAATTACAGGTGGTAGTGCTGTAGGATCTGGAAGATTTGATTTAGTACAGGCTGAACAAGGCACTGATATATCGATATTAGAATATGTAGGCGGTACTAGCGGTAATCTTTCATTAAAAACTTATGCTCCTCATAATCCAGGCGCCGCATTACCTAATTCACCAGGAACATTTGTAGTAGAAAATGTAAGAGGCACTATTAGTTCAGGCGGTGGTAGAATAGCAGATCCACAAAAAACACTTGAAATGTTTAAAGTTGACATTGAAAATACGCAATATAACAATACATCTGGTCCACAATTTAGAACAAAAATTACAGGTAATGTAACTCTTAACAGAGAGCAAAATAGATTAATACAGGATTTCAATACAGGTGTAGCACCAGCAGGAACTTCACCATTATGGACAGGAGCATTTCAAGGCCAGTGGTCTTTGCCTAAAGCCAACGTTGGTAATATAAATGTTTCGCAAGGTAATCACACAAATGATTCTAACACCAGTGTTTATGACATGGCAATTGTTACAGGTACTTCAAATAGAACTGGTGCTACTGTTCAAGGGCCTACAGTATATGATCTAGATTCAGGATTAACATATGAAAATACATTATACAGATATGATATAGGTAATGCTTTTGTTAGTGGTAAAACAGCAACTGATGTTCAAACACGTTGGCAAAAAATATGGACACCTAAACAACCTCCAATGGAATACCAAAAGGTATTACTAAGTGAATGGCCTATTAGCAGTATTAATCATGAAAGTACTTATCCTTCACATAACAGTTTATACATACACAATGACGGTGCTATATTCCTAGACAATAATCCAGCACATGGTACATATGATGGTAATGCTGGGATCGCCTATGGTGGTACACCTGAAGGGGGATCTAATAAAAATTTAAAACTAAACAGATATATTACTGTAACTAATCCAGCAAGTAATTCTGGCGTCAGTACCAATATAGCAAATTTAAACTTAGTTGCTGATAGATTAGGTTCTACACACGGTGGTGTTGGTAATGCCACAATAGTAGAAAATAAAGGTGTTATTGCTACACTAGTTACAGATTATGACACACCAATATTTGCTGTTGAAAAAAGGTCAGGTTCATTAGGTATAAGATCAAATACAGTTTCTAGACCATTTAAAGTAGACGCAGGCGGTAATGCCACAATAGGTAGGAATTTAGTAGCAGGTGCTAACGCAACTAGTGTACACGCCTTAACTGGTAATCTAAATATTACAGGTAACATCACAGCATCTGGCAATATCAATTACCAAAATGTCACAGATTTATATGTTACAGATCAAAAGATCACACTAAATGCCAATGCGGCAACAGACGCCACAGTAGAAATTATAGCAAACAGACCAGTAGCAGGTTCAAACACAATAATAAGATGGAATGAAACCAGTGATGTATGGCAGTTTACTAATGATGGTAGTACATTCTACAATATACCAGCAAGTACAACTGACCTAGCAGAAGGAACTAACTTATACTATACTGATGGTAGATTTGATACAAGATTAGGCACAAAATCAACAACTGATCTTACTGAAGGAACTAATCTTTACTATACAACAGCAAGAGCAAATCTTGCCATACAAAGTTACCAAGGAACTATAAACACACCAGGCACTATTGATTCAGGTGGGATAACAACAAATCAATTAATATCAAATAATGTAATAAAAACAAATAAAATTCAATCGTTTGATACAACTGGTGGTATCTATATAAACGATAATGGTGGGGTAAATCATGCTCCAATTATCAATATTGCTTTGAGATCAAAAAATGATTCTAATGTAGCAATCACAGAAGGTTTTAAAATCCAAGGTTCCACACTTGCTAACGGTCAACCAGGTGTTGGCAATTTAAGCGATCTTATGATTGTAAACCCATTAGGTGGCGTTGATTTTAGACTAGATCAAGGTAGTGCTAATGTTAGTGATGGCGGAGACTTTAAAGTACACTCTTCAGGTACAGGATCAAATACATTTGTAGTAAAACGATCAGGCAACGTTGATATTAAACAACAACTAAACTTAACAGGTCCAACAAATAGTGACAGTAATTTAACAACTACAGCAAATATAAGTGGTAACGTTATAACTGCTACTACTGGATTAATATCAAATAAAGTAGAGTCAACTGCCAGCAGTAACATATCACTAGATACAAATACCAAAGCAGTAAAAATACT